AGAATTCAATTGCAATTGTCTGTTAATAGCATCTAGCAATGGATTTCCACCACCACCACTTGGTCCACGACGCATCAATGAGGGGATAGTGGCTGGAACGCCAAGGGCTGTATTAAGGTTTTTAAACCCATAAGCATTACCAAATTGCTCATACTCACTGCGCTTTTGGTTGTATGCCTGACCAGCGGCTGCATACAGTTCATTGGACAAAGCCTTGAAATCTTCGCGTTGAGTCGGTGTGAGCTTCTGGCCAGTCATCATGTTGTTGAAATAGTTGTTCAGTCGGTCCATGCGGCCTGCGGCTGCCATGGCAATGCCAAGCTCAGTCTCACGCACCACAGAGCCTGGGTCTAGCAATTTCATCACTTTGGTTGCACCAGCAACATCACCAATTGGTGTGCCTTGGCTCAAAGATGAAACAACTTGGCCAAAAGAAGACTTCATGTCGCTGAAGTCTTTGTAAATTGGCTCTTGCTTAAATGCACTGGCCAGCTTCATTTCATTCTCAAAGCCTTTTTGGCCACCAGTCATGTCAATTACTGGTTTCACATCCACACGGGTGGCAATCTGCTGACGATACCTGCCAACATCTTCTATGCCTGGTTGACCAGTTCCAGCCAATGGGCGACCACTGATGTACTCAACGGCACGAATGTCAGGTGACTGTGGCTCGTATGGCATAGCACCTTGGGCAATGCGTGGTTGGCCTTGTTTGTTGTATTGAACCATGACAGTCTTGCCATTCATCACAACAGGCGTTGGAGCGCCATATTCTTCAGCGGCTTGAGACATCTTCAAAATCTCAGGCAAACCCTGCTCTGGCTTCATTCCAGACAATAGCGCACGTTGCGTTTGACTTAAGAACGAAAATGGGCCACCTTGTTGTGGCGCTGGTGCAGCACTCATCAATGCAGCACGATCAGGCGTTGGGCCGACTCGGCCAGCAGTTTCAATTGGCGCTGCAAGACTTGCTTGTGCTGGTGTCAGGCCGGTAGGTGCGGCATTAGAAAATAAATTGGTAAATGCCGTTTGGCGATTAGCGTCTCGCTGCATTTCTTTGAGCTTGGCCGCTGTCACCAGATTTCCAAAAGCGCCAGTCATGCCTTTCTCATAAGCGCCTTGGCCAGCTTGCAGGGCAGAGCCTAGAGCTTGACCCAAGCCAATGCGCTGGGGGCTTCGACCGCTTGCCTGGAGCAATGCAGCAGCCGCGGCCATTGTTGACTGCAAACCCAATTGCTCTTTTTGTTTGGCGGTCAATAGCTTTTCAAGCTCACTGTCACCACCGCCACCAAACAAATTGCCCAATAGCCCATCAAAATTTAATTCAGCCATTTTTTACCCCTTAACCAATTAGGCCAAGAATACCGCCAATGCCAGCACCAAGCGCTGTGCCAACACCTGGCACAACACTGCCTAGTTTTGCACCGGCCAAAGCACCACCAAGAGCGCCAGCACCGACATTCTGGCTGTATGGAGTCTGAGCCACCATGCCAAGATTGGCAGGCTGCGCACCCAGTGATGACTGCACCACACCAAGACGCTGGAGGCCAATGTTTCGGATCGCATCCATTTGTTGCTGGTCCAGAGCCTGACGCGCACCACCAGCGCCCATGACCGCTTGAGCGCCACCAAGACGCAATGCTTGCTGTTGTGCAGCCAAATTACCGAGCTGGCTTGCACCGCCTAGCCTCAATTGCGCACCTTGCAAGCCAGCTTGCTGATTGGCAATGTCGGCTGCTGATCTGCGGCCAATGTCAGCCTGCTGCATGGCCATGGCTTGGTTGAATGCTTGCTCGTTTAATGTTGCACCAAGGTTGGCAGCCTGCTTGGCAAATCCAGCATTGGTCAAGCTCTCGGCCACACCTTGGCGTGAGCCGCCAAATGCACGGGCAGCTGTTGCACGCTCACCAGTCTGCTGAATGGCAGCCTGGCGTGCAGATTCCAAGTCGGCCAATGCATTGGTGCGCACTTCGCTGGTGAATGGATTCATGTACTCACCAATTGATCCTGGGCCAGTCATGCCCAAATTAGTCTGCTGCGCTGTGATCTGACCAGGCTGATAGACACCGCCATAAGCCGCCATTTGGGCTGCCAAGTCTGTGCCACTGATGCCTGGGCCAGCGAGGGCCGTGTTAACCAGAGCTTCCTCGCCTGCCTGATACATTGGGTTGTAGCCAGCAAACTGCTGGACCGGCAATGCACCAGCGACCCCTTGGGCCTGCTGAAAGTTGGCCAAGAATGCTTCTTTGATCTGTGGATCAATGGAGCTTGTCGATGTAGTTGTTCCACCTTTAGACATATTGCCACCTTATCCCAGTAAAGATTTCATTTTCTTGGCAGGCACTTTGCCTTCATTGATCATGTCCAAGAGTCCCTTGCCGTATTTATTGACTGAAGACTTCTTGACCACATACTCGCCTTTTTGCAAGTTGACAGCGCCATCGTCTGGCCCAGGAGGATTCATGCCAAACATCAGGCCACCATGGACCATGCCGCCTTCTGCCATGCCATCAGAGATTTGACCGCCAGTGCTTTGAGCCGCTGTTTCGGCCGCAGTCTTGGCCACATTGGCCGCTGCGATCTGGTCATACAAAGCAGGGTTATAGCCACCAAGCGCTTGGCCTGCGACCACGCCAGCGTATGGGTTGCCCATGGGCTGCATCTGGCCCATGATCAGGCTATAAGGAGAAGCGCCACCAGGCATCACGGCTGGGTTGTATTGCGCACCAGGTGCAATGGATTGGTAATTCTGAAAGTTCTGTGCAAAGCCTTGGGTCGCATTGGCAAATGGCAATGTGCCGGCACTGGTCTGAAAGCCAGTGGCCTTTGAGGCTTGATCCGCTGCCAACTTTGCTTGACTGGCCAGATAAGCCTCATAAGCCTTTTGGTTGGCAGCAATCTGCTGTGCATTTTTAAGTTCATTCAAGCGCTGCTGCTCGGCCCAATTAGTCGTGTTGGTCTTTTGCTGATTGGCCCAGTTAACTTCATTTTGCCTTTGCTGTGCAGCCCATTGCGCTTCACGCGCTGCCAGCTCATCCATAGCCGCTTGGTTGTAAGCAATCTCGGTCTGCGTTGTAGGCGTTGCCGCTTCCATGCGAGCTTGAATAGCCGCAGGCGTTGACTGAGTGGCACGGGCCACATCAGCAGCGCTTATCTGATACTGATTCATCAAGCTCTCAAACTGGGCATCGCTCAAGCCCTTGGACTCGCCAAGTTTGATTGCGTCAACAATGCTTTTGTCAAACTGCTCTTGGCTGATGTTGTTAGCCAATGACCATGCTAGTGCTGGTGAAGTTGCCATTATTTATCCCCTAAAGTTCCTTTGCCATTACAGACCACTGTGGACTGTAACCCTCATCTTTTAAAAATGTCTTGGCCCAGCCTCTTCGGCCTGCCAAGGTCACTCTGGTGCAGCCAATAGACTTGCCCCAGGATTCGATCAATGGTCTCATCCTTGAGAGTTCGTCTAGGTCGCCACCAGCTAAGAAGTAATGCAAATTCTTTAGCCTGGGATAGACAACGATCTCTGTCAATACCACCGAGTCCTTGGCTGGCCACAGCTGTAATCTGTGACCCTCGACCATCTCAGCGACATCGTCAAAATTGTGTGTGCCTCCACTGTATTCTAATGCGGCCTCCACATGGTGGCGCAGTCTCTCCAATTGTTCTTGGTCGCTCATCGCTTGCCGCCAGCCACCGCCTCCAGCCTCATCACTCCCACCCGCCAGTCGGCCAATACCGCACCAGTCACCACCATATTGACTTGGCGGCCAGAAAACCGGACTGAAGTTGGGTTGGCTGCCGTGTAGGGTCCAAATGACGATTGTGTGCCAGTGGGGTAAAGACGGGTCTTGAATGACACCACCGCCTCACCCAAAGTCTGCTCATCTGGCACAACTTGGCGCACGTTCATAATGTTGTCGCCATTGCCCAATTGGACTGGTCCAGACTCGGCAAACAAGGTTGATCCATCATAGTTGTAGCCCACCTCATGCTCGTACACCAAGCCAGACGGGTTGACCATCAATGGGTATGTAAACACTCCAGCATCAACTCCGGCAGTTCTGGCCAATAATCCTATGCTCCAATGATTCTCGCGGTAGTTGAAAGTGACATAACTGTCATTCTCGTTGCTTCCACCGCTTGGATAAAACCACCAGATTTCACCAAATTCAGAATTGTGGACCGCATAAACTTTGGACTTTTGACCATAGTTGATGTTTGTGAAAATGTAGTCAGATACATCGCAAGGCAGTGGCTTGACATATCCGTCATAAATCCAAAAGCCGCTGCTAGACATCCAAATGGCAGCAGTGTCAATGGCCGCCACAGACTGGGCCGAGATCAGGCCGCAGCCGCTTCCAGCCTTCTCAAACCCGTAAACAAATGGTGCGCCAACATAGTTTGCTGTGTGGACATCGACATCGGTAAACAATAGATTGACACCCTTGACGCGCTTGCCAGCAAGCAAGCTGCCAGGGGTTGTTAGCTCATAGTCCCCTGCCTGGTTGTCGCCTGCTGGTGTCCAAAGGGTATTGTTTTCTTGGTCGCACCACTGGACTTTCCTTGGATTGCCACCCGCGCCAAGTGCAAACAAAAACCTCTCAGCAGTCACCATGATGGCCTTGTTGCTGGTTGGCGCATTGGTAATGACCGCAGCCAATGTGGGTGTCGTGAAACCCAATTGCCACTCATAAATCTTGCCGTCATGGTTGCTGCAAGCAATCAGGTATTCGCCCCAAGTGTCCAAGCTCCAAGTCGTTGCCGGAATGATTGATCCAGTGTCTGGCCGTGCCACGCCATAGGCAAAGTTGCCATAGGTGCTGTAGCCGTAGCCTGTGCTGACTTGCGCACTGGCATAGCCCACACTGAAACTTGTTGGCGTGATGTCTTTGAGTGTCCCGGCCTCGTTCATCGCAAACAACTTGGAATGTGTGCCAAGGGCAATAAAGCGGCTGGCGCTGTTATCGCGCCAAGTGATGATGCCCCTGCATGAACCCGTGACAGCTGATGCCGATCTGGTGCGCCACCCTAGCACTGGTCTTAAAGTGTTCTCGTACCAACGCACCAGGCTGGCATCGTGCCAGCGCCCAGCAGCTTGATATTCTGTGCCATTTCGGTAAACACCTGGGGGTAGTTTGATGGGTATGTACATGGCTAAATTGTAGGTAAATTTGAAACAAAAGACACAGTGGCAATGACTGATGGCACTGCTGGCCGTGTCGGGCTTGT